AGAGAGAAGAGAATAAGTCTTGCTAATCTTAGCACAGATTCTTTACGCTCGGCAAGGTCAATAAAATTTTCTCTTGCATTTAGATCAACTCTATAAGAAATAGATTGGGCAATGTATGAAATAAGATCAATCAAAGCAACATATTCTGAAGATTCAATGTAATCGTTAAATGATTCAGAATAATTGAGACGCAGATAATCAATCAAAGTTCTCCTAACAGTATCAAAATCATAGGATTTGAAGTCTGCTTGTGAGAACGTCCTGTATATTTTTTGCCAAGCATCATTTATCAGCAAGGCATTTTGTCTGTCTGTTGATGGCATAATAATATTTATAGTTTTAGAAATGTGCTAAGATAATACTTAGGCCGCTGAATACACCTGTGCAGGGCCTGTCAAAAGTCCTTGTTGTTCGTCAAACAGCATGTCCATTGTCTCTCCAATACCATATCCTGTGTATATCACAGACACTCTTACTGACAGACCATGTTCATACTGATTTACTTCCACTTTATCTAATTGGACTCGTGGATCATAATTTATAATTGTTTCTACATCTTCAATGACAGCTGATTTAAGTTCATCGTCAAGTGGATCAAACAAATACAACCAAATATTCGTACCAAATTCAGGATTTTCTAGTTTTTCTCCTTTTAAAATATTAAAATGATTCAACAAATCTTGTTTTACTAATTCTATATCATAGACTTTCGAATCAGCAAATGTTCTACCTACTGTGCTGTGGCCACGGAATATTCGTGTGTTCCTTATACCTTGTGTAGTGCCCTCAACTTCATTAAAATTTTTTACAGCCATTATTTTATAACGTTTGTACCGTCACAGTCCACACAAACACATTCATTACAATACTCACCAGCTTGTTGGCAATTTGTGCATTGACCGCCTGTGCAATGACTTGGACATTCACAGTTTTTACAGATGTTTTTTTCTTCCATGCTGATATTTATCTTATGAGAAGATTGCGTTTTGACGTGCTAAAGCTACCCAACCAGTTGTTTGATAAAGTAGTGTTACGGTATCTTCTACATCATTGAATGTAATCCGTGTTCCGTTTACAAAGTTTGCAGGAGTTACTATTCCATCGCCACCGTCTGTTTTCATTGAAATTATTTTAAGTTGTCCTTCCGTACCATCTGCCAATGAAAATGCTTGATCAGATCCTGTTGTGACTAGTAGTGTCACAGTGTCTGTCAAACTTATAACTTCTGTGCCCCCTGAGCCAGTCAGTGTTTGCACCCCAAACACAATTGGAGTAGTTGAAAGATTTGTAAAACTTAAAGCACCTGAACCATTTGTTGTTAATACGTGACCACTAGTACCATCGGTAGAAGGAAACTGATACGTACCATCTCCTCCTAGATGTGTTAAATTGCCATCCATTTCAGAATAGGTTAAAGCTGATCCTTTAGTTGTACGTTTGGTTAATGTCATGTCGATTCTCCATCATTGTTAAAATACACTCCTGTATAAGCAGAAAATAAAGTTGATGAGTCAGCTGAAGATGAATCATCTGTGTTGCCTGGATTGTCTTCAACATAATCAGACTCAACGTAATTGAATAAATTTTGTTCTGATGTAGTGGGTGTGGTTTCAAACACATAGCACTGATTAATCAATGTCTGTCTGGCTGTTGAATCAGTTTCAGCGGCTATCTGTGCCAACAGTGTTGCATAATCCGGATTAGCCATTTACTTTATGCTCCATTTGCTTTTACATCTCCTGATCCAGTGGCCGCAGAATTTGCCACCCAAGAACCATGTCCACTTGTTGCATCGCCTATTCTATGCACTCCTAGTCCCTCAGCAAATACATCACTAGATCCTTCAGAAGCTGGATCTCCACATCCTGTGGTGTCTGTAATCCTAACGGCTTTGGCTCCATTTACAAAAACTTTTGCGGCACCCGTTGCATAAGCAGTTTGATGAAAAGGATTAGGAGTTGGCGAAGCGTGGCCAACGTGTGAATCTGTTCCTACTCTAACTATGCCTGGCATTATGCTTCTGGTCCTTTACCCGAGTATCTGTCACCCCCTATGTCAGATTTTGCATCTCGGTTGTCGTCAGTTTCTCTGTCTGTGTATTTAGGTGCTGTGAAATCAACTTCTATACCACGTTTTTTATTCTCATGTTCTTCGTATGGTTCAGCTGTAGGCACACGTTTCATTATTGATTCACGTTCGCCATATGGTGCTTTATTTTCCGGAGTAATTTTGTTTGTAAATGTGGTTAAAGGGACCACAACATCTACAGGCACACGTTCTCCTAAATCTCCAACTAGATCTGCCGCAGGTCTCTGTGCTGTGGCATACACTGACGATGTAACTTTACCTGAAGTGTTAAAATGTATCTCATTTCCTGTGTTTACTAAATGATCATTACCTGCAAAAACTTTGTTATCAGTGCCAACGGATAAAATATTATCTGTTGTAATGTGTTTTCTCACAGTTCTGCCCACTGTCATATCTATATCATTTTTAACAAACACATTAACGTTTCCAATGCCAGTACTATCACCAGCACTACTTCCTATTTCAATATTTGCAGAATCAGTGGCAAACAATAGAAGATCTTCTCTGGTCATTACACGTAAATCTTTTTGTGCTTCTATGATTGTTTGCTCTTCGGACTTAACTGCAAAGTCTTTTACAGTGAACACTTCCATATCTTCGCCTGCTTTTATTTCTACACTTTTGCCAGATATCATTTCTATATCATCGCTGGCATCTATGTGAATTCTTCCAGTAATTGTTTCTTTGTCTGAATTGATCAACTGTTCTTCTTTGTTTTGTCCAGTAGCCTTTAAGTTTATGTTTCTACCAGATTCAATATTAATATCTCTTTCTGCCCTCAAATTAAAGTCGGTATTAGTGTGCATAGACACTGAATCATTTGCATACACATCAATTTTTCCTCCTTTAGAAAGTTCAATCCATGCATCACCACTGTTATTAATAATGTATACCAAGTCTTCTGTATTGTGTAATAAAATTTGTGCACCAGATCTTGTCCTAATACGGACTAGTTCATTTTCAATATCTGTTGTAAATTTTGATCCATCATGTTTGGGTGGAGTGCCATCATCCATTACAAACTGATGGCCACCTAGTCTTGAATGACTGACTTTACTGCCATCTTGTGTTAGTCCATGTCTGTTTGCAGATTCTCTTGCAGGTGCACTCTGTCCTTTAGGATCAATTGGCCCAGGCGTGCTGATACCAAACACTTGTGATGGAGTTTCACGCCTAGCAGAACTTGTGGTTGTGCCTCGGATGTTGTCTTCAATTAGTCCTTGTTTTACTAGTTCATCTGCATGATAAGTGTGTACTGGTCTCTGTCCAGCTGACCTGTCAACATCGTAACCTGTGTTTGTTTTAATAAAAGATTCTTCGGTCTTTCTGTTGGCTTCTGCCGCTGGAATATCAGAAAGTTTTAGATCCTTAACATAGTAATCTTTATCATCATCGCCTAATACTCTACTGGCATCTTGTGTGGCAATGCCTGGTACCATATGGTTCATTCCAAAATCAGGTATACAACCAATCCAATATCCTTCATTGATGTTGTTGTTTGCAAAAATAACTAACACTCTAGTTTCAACATCAGGCGGAACCATCCAAAATCCATATGACTTTTGTGTTTCTGCAAAACCAGTTTGTCCTTTAGCATCAACATAAGGAGTTTGTCCAGCAAATGGTGAACAATAGTTTACTGTAATAGTATTTTCTAACAAAGGCACCTTGCCTGTTTCTTCAGTCCATACATCCTGCAGTTCAGGAATGTACACATCTAATCTTCCCATTCGGTTTACATCAGCAGTACCTTTCACTATGCCAACATAAGGGCCTGGATTAAGGAGTTGTGTATCTCTGCGTTTAAGTGTTGCCATTACTTGTAATTAATTCCTTCTTCCCAGCCTACGTTTGCCGACTGAACTAGTCAAATCGATCCCAGCTGCATCTGGCAAGACAGGTTTTTTGACTGGTATAGGCAAAGAGGCAGTACTGAACACATTTTTTGGACCATACTGTACATTATTTTGAAACTGATCTACATTAACTAGTCCATTAGATCCTACTAGTTCTCTGTCAAATCGATTATACACTGGATTATCACTACCGAATGCTTTACTGCCACTGCTGTTAACAGGTAGTATTTCATCACCATCTTGGTTATGTTGTCTGACCATTGTTAAAACTTGTGTAAACACTCCACCTTCAAATCTTGATTCACAAATATATGGCATAAAGTTACCTTCAAAAAAGGCACTGTCTTCGAGTTGATAGAATCCAGTTTGGTCGTTGATGTCATTAGGGAGTCGAACATTAACTCTCACTAATGGTTCATTAGTGTCAGGTGACACAGAACCATCTGCTTCTTCATAGGCTCCTTGTCTTGACACTGGCCTAGGAGGTTGTGTGCTTTTTTGTTCAATCCAGTGGGGGTCGCCTAATATTTCCATTGTTGAAATAATCATATCAGCTGAAGGATCTTCAAGAATTTCTCTGAATATATCTGCAACTTCTTGGTTCTGCCCTTCTTCATCCGGGGCAGGATTGTATCCTGTTTCTCTACCAGGATGTCCCCCTGGAAAAGCTCTTAACTGTTTGTCCTTGACTCCTTCGTCCTCAACTTTTTTAAGTTCAGGTTCCTGCTTATCATCATTAGCATCTCTACTTCCATCGCTGTTAAAGTATGCCT